CCCCCCTCTATCTAAGGGCAATAAAACCCCTTAGTATAGAGAAAGGTACCCTGGCGGGCTTTGTTGCCCCGCTAACTTATACCATTTCGTGGAGTTTTCTTATGGCTTTAATTGGTCCAGAGACGAAAGTCTCACACCAGTACACCCTTATGCCCCAAACACAAGTCCAAACACAGTATCGCGCCAGTGATGACGCGATCTTGGGTGGGCCTGTGAATATCTACAGTGGGCCGATAATTCATGCGGTCAACAGTAGAACGGGATATAAATTGGAGAACTGGAAGACCATCATAAGAAACGGAGACAATGCGACCACCCCTCTCCAGGGGAAATTGCAAAGTTTCCAATCCGAACCTTGTAATTGTTACTCCGAGGCTTTCGAGCCAGGGAAGAACAAATACAACCGATACCAGACACATGGCTTTAACGGCCTGTATACTGGTTACGGGAACGTTAGTACGTTCTGGGCGGATTACTTCGGCGAAATGGAGAGTGCCGCAGACAGCCTGGCGTTGAAGTTCCTCTATCAGCGTCTCCGACAAGATCAAACCACCTTTCGGGGTGGAATCTTCATAGGAGAACTGCGTGAGGCACTTCATATGATACGTCACCCAGCAGAGACCCTTCAACGCGAACTCTTTAAGTATCAACGGCAACTGGCAAAACGCCGGCCGAAGATAAATAACTTAAAGACAGCGAAGAGAGTCCTTGCTGACTCATGGCTGGAATTTTCGTTTGGATGGAGGCCGTTACTTGCGGATATTTCTGAGGGCATTACTGCCTACGAAAGACTCCGTGATAACAGCTTCGTCAAGCGCACATTCTCGGCCACAGGTGAAGTCGAAGGGGAATACCTATTTGGCAACGCACCTGCTGCAGCCGGTCAGATTATCCTAAAAACTAATAGGGTAACCAAAACCGTTGTTCAGGTACGTTACAAATGTGGTAGTAACAGGACTCTTGAAGGCCAGCAATCCACACAGGGCATAGCAAATATGCTCGGTGTTGGTTGGCGCGATTTTGTGCCAACCATATGGGAGCTGACTCCTTGGTCCTTCCTCATCGACTATTTCGTCAATGTTGGCGAAATCCTAGACGCGGCAACTACAATTACCAGTGACTTAACTTGGGTGTGTAAAACGGTTCGAAAGATCCGTTCTCACGAGATCAACTGTGAAGTTGATGTCGCGGCACACAAGCAGTCTGCTGGTGATCTGTTCCGCGAAGTAGGTGGTGACGCAGGCTGGAGTAAAGAATCTGAGACAGTTATTAAGCGAAGTTCGCTATCCAGCCTACCGTTTCCGAGTTTTCGGTTTTCGGTACCTGGTTCACCCACAAAATGGATGAATATGGCGGCACTCGCGGCTGGCTTTAAGACTCTTACTCCATACTACAAGCTGCGAATCTGATTTGGAGACCACATTATGACAAGTCCAATTTCCATGATCATCTGTATCCACGATCCCCAGGAATCCTCCTGGACGATCGAGTGGGTAAAAGAGATCAGGACAGAGCACTTTGGCTTAATGCGCGTCGCCTTAGAGACTCATGCTTCGGGTGTAGAACAGTGTATGAGGTGCACAACGTATGGCCACGCTATTGATCATTCCAAGGATCAATTCGCGGTCGCGTTGGACGCCTTTATCACTGCTATACTTCCTGAGGGAGAGCCTAATCAGACCAGCAGCCCTTAATGTAGTCCTTCACTTCTATGAGGATAATCATGACCCGTGTTGGCGAACTGTACGTAACGGTGGTCGTCTCCGACGATCCATTAGACCCCATCGTCCCGACTTCTCAGGGCGATGGAGCTATAAAGATCTACGAAGGGACCGCCCTAATGTACCTTTTACCTGACGGGCTTGATTCTTCCGTGAGCAGTCTTCCCGAACGATTGAATCTTTCAGACGAAGAGATGTACGGTACTAGCGCAAGCTATGACCGTGCAGTATCTTTGAATGTGGATTTAGTCGGCGAGATGATTGCCATAGAAGATGTGCCTGGTGATGATCAGCTTCAATTAAATTTGGATAACTGATCATTGTTAGTCACGAAGGATTATATTTCAACCCTTCTATCCTAACGGATAGACTTTTGGCAGTATGCCATGAAAGGAGTTCAGGTTTTATGACTTGGACCGTAACGTCTCCTATCACGGGAGCGGCTCAAACGGGGCTGACAAGCCCCACTTACACAATGACGGCTGACACCGCCCCTGACAATAACGGTAAACAATACGCCGTTACTGCTCTGGGTGGTACGCAAACGGGCGTTGAATCTAGCTCGGTTGCGGCGCCTTTTACGTTGACGTTTGTTCGACCCAAGGTCTTTAAGGCCCTGGGTAAAGCAAATCCAACGACTGGCGTCATTTCGTCAGTTCCGCGGAACGTTTACAAGCAGATCACCAGGAAGGGGGTTATCCCTCTCTCTGGTCAGCCGTACGCAACGATGCTGGTTACAACCATCATCGAAGTGCCGGCTGGTTCTGATGTAGCCGATCCGGAAGACGTACGCGCTGCACTTTCCCTCCAC